CGAAAATATTGAGGTCAACCAGGCTGGCAAGGACGTTGAGCTGATCCAGACTCGCTTGGACATGCAGGCTTTCATCTACATGAGCAACATGAGCAAGGCCGTGAAGCGCTCTGGTGAGATTTGGCTCTCGATGGCGAAAGACTTGTTCGTTGAGAAAGGCCGCAAGCTCAAAGGCATCACCCGCCAAGGCGCTGTTGAGTCGCTGGAACTCATGCGACCAATCATGAAAGACGGAAAAGCAGAGGTTGAAAACGACCTGAGTAACGCTGAATTCGATGTGGCTGTAGATGTAGGCCCATCCAGTGAATCGAAGCGTTCAGCGACCGTTAAAGCACTGACAAACATTGCCATGATTTCGGAAGACCCGGAAACCAAGAAGGTTCTATTGGCGACCGCAATGCAGAACATGGAAGGCGAAGGGTTGGCCGATTTGCGCGAGTATTACCGTTCGATGATGGTGAAAATGGGTGTTATCAAGCCGACCGACGAAGAGGCCAAGAAGATGGCCGAAGCTGAGCAGAACGCCAAACCTGACCCGAACACGCAATACCTTGAAGCCGCAGCCAAAGAGGCCGCAGCGAAAGCTCAGGAAGCTGCAAGCCGCACCATGCTGAACGTTGAGAAATCAGCGCTTACGCAGGCTCAGACGATGGAAACGCTGGCAAAGGTTGATGAAATCGACCAGAAGGCAGGACTTCAGACGATTGAACAGATGCAACAACAGGCCCCAGAAATGGCGCCTGTTGAGGCTGTAGTGGTTTCGCCCGACCAGATTGGGCAGTAAAGCGAACCGGCTCGCTCTTTAGCCGAGAAAAGGAAGATGAATGATTCTCAAGTTTCGACAATTCGCACGATTGCAAGCCAAAGCCGATGAAACACCTGAAAGTGGAACGGATGTGGCAGAAATGGAGCCTGGAGATTCTGGCGAAGTTGAGGAACAAGCCGAAGTCTTGGGCGATGCTGGCGAAGAAACGAAGGAAGAAGCTGCGGAAGCTGAAGAACTGATTGTCACGATTGGCGATCAGGAACACAAAGAAGACGAGGAAGCCGCGCCCAATTGGGTGAAGGAACTCCGCAAGAAGAACAAGGAAGATCAGAAGCGGTTGCGTGAGCTTGAGGAAGAAAACCGCAAGCTCAAGGGCGGAACTCCTGTTGAGGAAGCGCCAAAGAAACCGAAGCTTGAGGATTTCGATTACGACGCTGATGAATTCGAGAAGGCAATGGACGGCTTCTATGAGGCCAAATCAAAGTACGATGCCAAACAGGCAGAGAAAGCCAAGGCTCAGGAAGAAATCAATAAAGAATGGCAGGCGAAGAACGAAGCCTATGCAAAGGCGAAGTCTCGGTTCAATCCTGAGAAGATGGCCGATGCTGAGTCCGAAGTAACCAGCATTCTGTCTCCAGCCCGCCAAGCCATGCTGATGGACGTATCGGATGACCCGGCTGCTATGGTTGTTGCATTGGGTCAGAATCCCGAGATTCTGCGCCGCATCGCATCGATTAAGTCAGACGGCCAAGCAATCAAAGAAATGGTGAAGGTAGAAATGCAAATGAAAGTCCAGACCAAGACGAAAACTCCACCGCCTCCCGAGCGGACCATTAGCGGTTCTGGTCGCACGGCTGGAAGTTCAGCCAATCGCTTGGAGGAATTGCGCGAGAAAGCGCACAAGACCGGCGACATGACGGAATATCTCGCTGAGAAACGTCGCCAAAAGTCTTGACGGTTAATTGAAATTGCTGTAATAATTGCAGCACAGTCATCCGGGACTATAAAACCGAGTTGAATCTATCGGCCCCACCTCCGTTAAATGGTGAGCAAAGCGCGGAACGCCCGCAATTTCTCATTCATTTAACGAAAGGGACGATATGTCCAACGCACTTGCAAAAGACCTCGAAATCATGTTCGAGGAATACGTGGAAGGCTACGATGCCGCCTGCGTAATCTCCAACGAAGCCGAAAAGAGCTATCCAGACGCGCAAACCATGCAGCGTGCCGGTGATACGTTCTACGTCAAACAGAACTATCAAGCCTCTGTTGTGACCGGCCTCGATATTTCCGGTTCCACCCCGACCGATGTGATTGAACGCATGGTTCCGACCGTGTACCGCACGCCTGATAACGTGCTGTTCAAGCTGGACGCGAAAGAAATGCGCGATCCCGAGCATAAGAAGCGCATGGGCCGTGCAGCCTCTGAGCGTCTTGCCGCTGAAATCGACAAGAACCTTTACACCACTGTTGCCGGTCGCGCTGGCATTGTGGTTAAGAAGGTCGGCGCTTTCACTTGGGACGATGGCGCTACCGCTGAAGCCCTGATGGTTTCGCGTGGTATCGCTGGTGGCCGTCAAAAGAAGCTGTTCCTAAATCCATTCGATCACCTCGCAGTGGCGAAGGACTTGGGTAACCGTTCGTACATCGGCGATCTGAGCAAGTCTGCTTACGAGCGCTCGCAAGTGCCGAACATCGCCAGCTTCCAGACGTTCCGCACCGACAACATGGTGAACAGCGTTGTGACTGGCACCGTTAGCGGCACCACGGTCAACGGAGAGCAATCGCACACCGTCACTTCGATGACTGGCGATGTTCCTACCGATAACCGCCAGATGACTCTGACGGTGCAGGGCGCGAACGTTGCCAACATCAAGGCCGGTGACTCGTTCACCATCACTGGCGTTAACGCTGTCCACAACATCGACAAGAGCGATACGGGTCAACTGATGACCTTCCGCGTGTTGGCCGTTGCTGGTTCTGGCGTGACGCTGACTGTGACCCCTGCCCTGGTTGCTTCTGGCCCTTACCAGAACGTTTCGGCTGTGGCTGCGGATGACGCTCCGATTGTGTTCCTGAACACCGCTACCAAGCCTGTGAATCCGTTCTGGGCGCAAGGTGCGGTGTGTCTGGATTACGGCAAGCTCGCTTTCCCGTCTGGTGAAGGTGCGCAAGTGATGACGGCTACCACAAAAAATGGTGTTCCCCTCATCATGTCGTACTCGTTCAATCACCTGACTGGCGTCACGACCTGCCGTTACACAACCTTGTACGCTGTGTCGGTGCGCGATCCGGAAGCCTGCGGCGTAATCATCGCAAATCAGAGCTGATGAATAAAAGGGGAGGGCGAAAATCCTCCCCTTTTCACAGGAGAACAATCCATGATGATTTTCAAATGCCCCGGCTCTATTGCTTGGGAAGGCATTTCTTTCGATTACCAGATCATCAAAGACGGTGAAATCCCGGAAGGCTGGTCAAAGACCGTGTTTGAAGCACAGGACAAAGCATCGCATCCAGCCGACGAGAACAAAGACGGCGAAGTTACCCGCGAAGAAATGGAACAGAAGGCCAAAGAGCTAGGCTTGAAGTTCGACGGTCGGACGAGCAATGCGAAGTTGCTCAAGATGATTGAAGAGGCCGCGTAATGTCGTGGACGAAACGCCAGCTAATCGAGATGGCTTTTGAGTCGGTTGGTCTGGCTGGTCACATCTATGACCTAAGCCCTGAACAACTGCAGAACGCACTAAAGAAGCTGGACGCCATGATGGGCACTCTGAGTGGACGGATGACGACTGTCTATCCACTTCCTGCTAACCCAGAAGTCGCCGACCTTGATGAAGAAACCAATCTACCCGACACGGCGAATGAAGCTGTGTACCTGAACCTTGGTCTTCGCATCGCACCAGGCTACGGCAAACAAGTCACACCCGACATGAAAGCATCCGCTCGGCTTGCAATGGATGCCTTTTACGCAGCCACGATGCAGCGCGTTGAGATGCAGATGCCACAAGGTATTCCACTTGGCGCAGGGCACAAAACCTGCACACCATCATTCAGTTCTGAACCAGAAGTCCTGCCATGACCACAGTTTCCACCATCACCACGTTTTCTCTGCCTGCTGGTCAGGTTGCAATCTTTGAGCGAGGCGGGAAAGGCACAGCTAACGTCGATCCGACTGGCCGGGCTAACGTGTACACCATCGGAGAGCAGGAAGCGTTTCTAGGCCCATATGACAAGGCTGTGAGCATTGTTGTAACGCCTAGCTCTCCTGTGAGCTACAGGATTGACGACGACCAAGATATGGCGGATCAGTCTGGATCGCTGAAAGACGCTATTCGGCTAACTTCTGACGGCCTGCAGATCGGCGGAGCTGCTCCGACTTCTGCGCAGCGTGCCAGCGTGCGGGCGGGGATTTCCTTGCAACGGCAGCCACTCGCGCAAGTCCTGACTGCTGCCTATTCTGGCGCTCCAACTGTGACCGACCTCGCGACGGCAACGAGTGGGATTGCGAGCGCGGTCCGGGTTACAAAAGACAACGCCTGCTTTGACTATCTCGGCCCAGCACTCGCGCCGTGGACGCCCGTGCCTGACTACATTGCAATCAATGGTTCAGGACTTTCAGACCTTGCAAACACAATGTCCGTCACGTTCTGCACTGACGCCCCTGTCTTCGAGTTGTTCATGATGCGGTACAACACTCGACTATTCATTGAGGTTGATGGGGAGCCTGCTATGGCAAGTCAACTTGCTTTGGACGCTGCAGGTGCTGCAAATCTGGTGGAAGTCGATTTCTCTGGCGTCCGCAAGGCCAGAACCATCCGAATCAGTGGGTTCAATATGCCGTTCGGCGGACTTTACATCGGCCCCGCTGATAGTGTGTGGCGGGCAACTGACGAGAGGCCGCTGATGACAGTTGTCGGTGATTCGTACACATTCGGCACCGGGGCAAGCGCTCAAGCTCTCGGATGGGCCGCTACAGCCGCGCGGCTTCTGAACATGCAGTACTGGCTTGATGGTGTTGGTTCTACCGGCTACAACAGCACGACACCGAACACACTGGCTGAGAGATACGCCGCACGTCACGCCCAGCTTGTTCGCAGAAATGGCGGTGTTAATTCCGCCGTCACGCCTGATCGTCTGGTTTGGGCGCTTGGCTACAACGATGGCCCGTCTGCCGCTCCAGCGGCTGGGACGATTGAATCTGGTTTTGACGCGGGGTATGCAGCATTCAGCAAAAAACCTGATTTCGTCATTGGTCCATGGACCCCGGTCGGTGTAACGGCAGGGCTCACTGATATTGGGACGCGCTTGGCTGCGAAAGCTGCTAGTGTCGGTGTTGAATTCATCGGCATTGCAGACTGGGTTAACAGTGCAAACGAATCAATATTAACTGGATCAGATAACGAGCATCCTGAGCAGGTAGGTCACGACTTTCTAGGATTCAGGATTGCTCAGGCGCTGCGTTCGGCTGGGATGTAACCCCGCCATCCAACACAAAAGCCCTCCCACGCTGGCTTCCATCCCCACAAGATCGGGCGTGCGCGTGACGTGCTGACCCAGCAATAGATTCACTGCCACACCACCAAAGAACCCGCCTTGTGCGGGTTTTTGCATTCTGAGGTGAAACGCCTTGCCTTAGAGATTTCACCCGCCCCCGCTTGCAATAGCGGGCATGAGCACAAAGCCTATCCCTGACTCGCTGGCATTGATTGCCATAAATTGACCGGCAAGATACATTAACGGTATCCACGAAATAGCCGACCGCAATGCAAATCCCAATCCTATCCGGCACACTGACAGATTCAGCGGGAGACTTCCGCACCACGTACCCTATCAACATGGTGCCGGTTCCAGTGCAGCATGGCATTTCAAAGGGCTATCTTCGCCCTGGTGATGGATTGATGCAGAACGGAACAGGCCCTGGTGTATCGCGCGGCGCTATTCTGTGGAATGGCGTGTGTTACCGCGTCATGGGTACGAAGCTGTGCAAGGTTTCGGAGACTGGCACGATCACAGAGTTGGGTGATGTTGGAAGCGGCGGGCCTTGTTCGTTTGCGTACTCATTTGATCGACTTGCGGTGACTTCTGGCGGGCGGCTGTATTATTGGAACGGCGAAGACGTTACGCAGGTTGAGGACGAAGACCTAGGCATTGCGCTGGATGTGGTCTGGATTGATGGGTACTTTGTTTCCGTTGATGGTGAGTTCGCAACGGTCACTGAGCTAAACGATCCGACAAAGGTCAATCCTTTGAAATACGGATCATCCGAGGTGGACCCTGATCCACTAATTGCATGCAAGGTCAACCGGAATGAGTTGTATCTCATCAACCGCCACACCATTGAAGTGTTCACAAACGTGGGCGGTGACTTCTTCCCATTCCAGCGGATCAACGGCGCACACATGCAGAAAGGCGCTGTTGGCGTTAAAGCTGTATGCGCACACACTGACGCGCTCGCATTCGTTGGATCGGGGCGAAACGAGGCTCCGGCGGTCTATCTCGGTGAGAACGGTCAGACGGTGAAAATCTCCACCCGTGAGATTGATAAGCAGCTTTCAGACCTGACAGACGCAGAACTGGCGACGATTGAACTTGAGTCGATCACGCACGGCGGGCACAAGTTGTTGTATGTCCACCTTCCAGACCGGACGCTGGTCTATGACGCGGCATCGACCTTGTATCTTGAGGAGCCTGTTTGGTTTGTGCTGACCAGTTCAACCGATGGTTTCAGCCAATACAAGGCGCGGCACTTCATCTGGTCGAATGGGAAATGGCTTGTCGGCGATCCAGCGTCTGGGAAAGTTGGGCACACCTCTGACACGGTAAGCACGCATTGGGGTGTGAATGTCCGCCATCAAATCCAGACCATGATTATCTATGGAGAATCCACCAGCGGGATTTTTCATCGACTTGAGCTGGTCTGTCTCACTGGACACGTTGACGCCAGTTCAGCCCCTCGCATTGCTGCTAGTTACTCACAGGATGGGGAAACATGGTCTATGCCTCGCTGGGTGTCGGCAGGGCGTCGTGGTGAGCTTGCAAAACGATTGGTATGGCTGCAGCAGGGCGTGATGAACAAGTGGCGTCTACAGCGTTTTGATTGGGACAGTTCCGCGCATCTCTCGGTTGCCCGCCTGGACGTAGAGATTGAGCCGCTGGGCGTATGAACATCACTCGCTCACAACTCGCCAGTGTGTTCAAAGACCCGCAGATGGTGCGGGCGTTTGAGTCGCTATTCCAGACCGCAGAGGTTCAGTTACCTTCTGACCTTGGCTCTGTCATCGATCTAGCAGGGCAGGCAGACAACAAGGCAGATGATGCCCTTGAACAGCTTTCAAAGCTAAGAG